TGACACTGTACTTGTATTCCTCTAGCTGATGTAAAATTAGCTGATGTTAACTCAACTTCATTTAATCTAGCTATAACTTTATTTGTTAACGTAAGGTATGTTTCAGCCATTGTATTCCTTAATATTTAAATTAATAAACTTTTTTCATTGCTACAATAATGTCGTAGGTATCCCCAGAACTATGTCCTGTAGTAGTCAATAGTACATCACCATTAACGCCACTACCTGCATTGTTTACAAGACCACCAAAATCACGGTAATCAGAATAGCCTTCTGAGTCAATTTTAATTTTTCTTGCAGATACATTAGTGCTTGCATTCCAAAATAACTCAGCAGACATACCTACAGTATTCCACCATAATTGTTCTATAATAACACTGCCTACTGCGTTACCATGTGCATCTGTGCTTAACGCACTTGCATCTACTTTTGCAACTGCTGATTCTCCTGAACCGTCACTTACATTTCTAAATCTCATTACAAGGTTGTGAGGGCCATCAACTAGCGTTTCACTTGTAACTGCATCTGCCATTTTATCTCTCCTATATCATAATAAGTGGGGCAAGTTTACCCTGCCCCACTAAATAGTATTATGCTAGTTGATCACGATCAACTTCGTCAGCATCGTAACTTCCGGGATTGTCTATGTTCATAAGAACCATCCAAACACGAATCTTACCACCTGTCGGTGCAGTAGTTGCAGCTTGAAGTTCAAGATCCATTGTTGTTGCCGTAGAACCAGTAAGGTTCGGGAACACTCCGGGAATCATAGTAGCATATGAACCAACCGCCATAGCGTCTGTGTCCATTGCTGCAACGAACTCATCAACATCAGCAGCAATACCACCTGTAGAGGCAGTAGTAATACCTAAGTTGAATGTTGTGTCGTTTGATTCTCCAGTTAATAGAGCCTCAACTTCATACCCTGCTGCCATAATAAGTGTATCTGTTGGTATTGTGAATACTTGCAAAATATCGTTTGCAGCAAGAGCCGCAGCGTTATTTGTATTTTCTACCGCAATATCAATAGTATTACTTACTAAGTATGGTGCAGGAGCAGAAGGTCTGTGAACTGCTTGTAAACTTGATGAATAAGTAGCCATTAGTCAGTCCTCCTTATATGCCAGAAACATAAAACGCACGAGACAATGCCTCTGGGCGTAATATTTTTCTACCGTACATATGCATGCCTCTAACAATATCAGCAAAGCTATCAGGATCTCTGTAGGTTTCTGTTTTATTGATTGAGTCTGCTGTTGCAACTGCTGATGAGTGACCACCAACGATTACACCATAGTGTGTGCTACCTGTTGCTGTTGCACCAGTTGCACCATTACCGACTGCTGGTAGGTTGTTTGACATGTAAACTTTAAAACCATGAACGTTGTTCAAGATTAATCCATTTTGTAAGCCAGCTCCACCGAAGTCAGAGTTTAGAAGACGTGAATCTTCGTCTTGAAGTAGCTCTGCAAACACAGGGTCTACGACCAACCATCTACCTGATGTATCAACGTTTTGTTGGTCAAGTTTTCTTGACATACGAGCGATGATAGATAAAGGTGATGCTTTAGCAGTAGTTGTGTTTAAGCTATCTCCACCTGCACGAGGAACAGCAACGATTGAGTTGCCTGCTGTACCGCCATTAAAGTCGGCAGCATCCACTAACATAGATGCTAGTAGCTCGTTTGTAGCAGCAGTAGATACAGCAACTGAACCATTTACGGTTGCGTTAACTGTGTCGGCTGTGCCATGCAGTACAGATTGTTTGAAACCTGACAAGTAACCAAGAACGTCTTGGTCAAATTGGTCAGCCAAACGGTAAGCAGCACGATCACTTGCAAGGTCTTGAAAGTTGACGTGTGAATGTGCTTCCTCAATGTCATCAACTTTAAATGCAAAGTAATTTGCTTTGTCAATGGTCAATGAGAAATCTTCGTCATCAAGATCTTGTGGTTGAATAGTTGTGCCACGTGCGTATGCTTTCACAGTGATCTCCGGTTCTTTGATAATTTTAACCGAATCCCCCATGTTAGCTATCTCTCCGAAATAGTCGGAGTTTGTTACAGCTCCTACAACTGATGCTTTGCGAAACGCAAGTTGCACCTGTTTGCTGTAAATGACTGGTGAGAAGTTACCGTTAGGTAAGTTACCATACCCAGCCGCAGTTGAAAATGCCATTTTAATTCTCCTTTGGATTTTCTACAGATGCAAACGAAACAAGTATTCATGTAGTGGCTAAATCTTATAGGGTGCATTTTAGTAAAAGTTGGCCGACTTCTACATCAATGGGCCAAAAGACTTTAGGTAGTCTATATTATTATTGCTGTTTGCTATTATTAAGTTGCGTAGGTAATCTTTACAGAGGCTACGCAACTACATTGTACATATAGTTATACACAATTGTATAAATATGTCAATACCTTTTTAACGAGCAGAACCAGAAACATCATAAACAAACTTACCTGTGCGTATAGCTTCCATGATTGCATCTGCATTTTTCTCGTATTGCTGTGCAGACATTTTTTGCACAACGGATTCTTTTATTAAACCTGCCTGTTCTCCAGACGGTTCAGATCTAGTATTTGTTTTAGATATAGCTTTAGCTGCATCTTTAGAACTACTAGACTTTTTAGTTTTAATGCCTTTGTCTGCTTTATATAAATCTACAGCTCTTGATGCTGCTCTTGCATCATCATCATTTTCGTATAAGGCATCTTGTATCCACTTAGGTTGTTCTTCTGCCCACTCGTGGAACTCATCACTATCTCTTATATCAGCAAAGTCAGGATGTGCAGCCATTAATTCTATTTCTGCTTTATCTCTGTTTGCCTTATCTCTCATCTCGTCTATTTCTTTTACACGAGCTTCTAAGCCAGATGCTTGTTCTTTTGCTTTTTTAATTGCTATAGTTTCTACTATGGCTGCAACGTCAGGGTATTTACTTGCCCAAGCTTCTATGTCTTCATCAGACTTAGGTAGTTTTATTTCTTGTTTAGTAGACTGCTCTAATTGTTTTTGTAAAACATTTATTTTATCTACGTGTTCTTGTAGTTGTTTTTGTGAATGTCTACGTAAGTCACCATATCTTTTCTTAAAACTTTTTTCTTCAGCATTTGCAGGTTCTGCTTCTACTTGTTCTTCTGTTTTAGCTTCGCCCTTTTGTTCTGCAACTAGTGCTGCCAGTTCTTCTTCTTCTTTTTTTATTCTATCTTCATTTGAGTATTTGCGACTTGCAAATGCTACTTTTTCTTGCGGCTTTACTTCTTCTGCCATTATTGTATCAGACATTACTGTCTCCTTTTACTGGGGCCACCGTAGCCTATGTTGGTAGGGGGATGAGTAGCCAGTCGTATTTAGCTATTTTTTAGATGTAGCTAAACCACCTTTCTTGTATTGTTTCTTTTTACTTTTAGGTTTCTTTCCTGCTAGGCCGCCTTTGTTAAACATACCAAAATCATCTCCGCTTACTCCACCAGAACCAGAACCACTTCCTGAAGGCCCACTAAAACCTCCTCCTGCAGCATCAGGAGAACCGTCTGGCCCACCACCCTCTGCATCAGAACCTTCACCTGAAAGACCTATTGATTCTGTACTTCCTGTTCCAGTGCCAAAACTAGCTGTTCCAGAAGAACCACTTGGCGCACCCATTTCTTCTTCAGCATCGGCAGGAGTATTTGAAGGAGTAACAGAAGTATTAGAAGTAGTAGTATCGCTTCCTGTTATATCACCAAAACCTAAATCTTGATCCATAATTTGAGATACATCTTCATTTACATCGACAATACCATCACCATCTGTATCACTTTGATAACCCTTTGCTGCGTCTACAAAATTACTAGCTAAAGTATTAAACTCTGTTGTGTTTTCCATTCCTTCATTAATCATGTCATTAAGAGTATCAACTGCTCTATTAAGTGTTGTAGCCCTAGTATCATCACCCATTATTTTTTTATCTAAGGCTTTAATAGCTTTTACAATACCAAATTTACTAATTATATTTTCTATAAATGTAGGTTTAGCTCCTGCTAATAATTCTAACTCTCTACTTAATGCTGATCGTAAACTTTGTTCACTACCTACAGAACCTGGAACCATTCCTAATGCATCTAACTCACCACCATAATCAGGCGTTTCTACATACTCTGGTGAAGTTTCTGTTGTTTCACTTGTACCTGTACCTTCATCATCACTATCTGTGCCACTGTCTATATCACCTTCTACTAACTTATATCCTACAGGAGGAGCATACATTGGCGCACCACCTACATGTAATATAACTAATTGATCACCAGCTTCATTTTCATACGTTTTAGGTTGCATTTGCATGCCACCCATCATGTCATTAAATGTTATGTTTCTGTTTCTTTTATCTACTATATCATCAGAAGGATTTAACAATCTAGTTGTTACGTCTGTACCGTCTGCAGCTTTAAGAACACCACCTTTAGCCATTTCTACTTCTTTATCACCATCTATTATTATTAGATCTGCTTCACTAAAAGGTAAATCATCAGGCATTGTAGCTTCATCACTATTGCCCATTTGACCCATATCTTCCATTCTTTGCAATCCCATTTTAGCTTGCTGTCTAAGCTGCATTAATTTTTCTAATCCAATATAACGAACTACGTCTGCTGGAAATACAAACTCTCCTTCACTTAACTGTGCAGGTATGTCGTCTCTTACTTCTTTACGACTACTTCCTACAGGAACTTCATTACCTGATTGTTCATCTATCATACCGCCTTCATCTTTAAGACCGCCATCTTCAAACATTTCCATTTGTTTTTCCATCATTGGGGTTCCACCTTTGTTAAATTCTTTTGAAATACCTAGTCTAATTTCATCAGGGCTAAGTTTTTTTACTGCTCCTAATACTTTAGATAAAGTACTACCTTGATACCTATTAAAAATATTTTTAAGAAAACTACGTTCTTGCATAGGTAAACTATCTACAACAGTTTTACCTTCTTTCGTACTAATCCATTCTTCTAAAGGCTTAGAAGATTTTTCAGATTCTTCTCTTTTTTCTATGTAGTTAATTACATCTTTAAGATCTGCCATTACTTTAATACTTCATCTCTAAGTTTTTGCAATCTACGTAGCGTGTAAATAGAACCTTGCGCTCTGTGTACTGCAACCATATTGTCAGTCTGTTCCATAGTACGATATTGTTGTGTTATTAATTCTTCTAAATAATTATTGAAGTTGGCCCATTCCTTGGGGCGGCTGACCAGCCCCTTGAGCTTGCTGAGTATTTCCTTGTCCACTTCCACTAAACCCTTCTTCCTGTGGTGTAGGTGCTGTACCTGTACCTATAGTACCTCCACCTGCTCCTGATGTATCCATTGCATCTGCACCTGCTGGTGCGCCTTGCTGTTGCTGCTCTGGTGCTGCTGGCTGTTGAAAACCTTTCATTAGTTCTGCTTGCAATGCAGCCTCATCCATATTGTTGGTTACTTTGTCGGGGTCTAATTCCATTGACTTTGCAATTTCACGAATTATATATTGAAACTTTGCAAAGGGTGCTAGAGTAGGTGAAGATGCAACTTGCATAAACTGCATCAATCTTTGGCTGCGTACTTCGTTAGCCATAAGACTTTCAGTGCCTCTAGCTTTAACTTCTAAATCACCTTTAATATCAGGATCAAAATCAAACTGCATATTAAATCTAAATAAACCTTCACCTAAAGGTCTAAGTAAATAGTCATCTACATTCTTAATAACATTTTTAATACCGCCACTAGCAGCATTCATTAACATACTTATGCCTGAAGCTGTTCTACCTACTCCTGATACACCAGTCTGTCCATGAGAAAAACTAGGTAATCCTGTGCTTTCATCAGATAACTGTCTAGCCTTATCAAATAACTGTAAATTTTCTCCTGCAACATTGGGAAACTTTGTACCAAAAATAGCCTGACCTGGTGCGCCACCCTGTCTTCTAAACACTTTACCTGGATATACGCTCAGGTCTTGGCCTGGAACTAAATTTGTTTCGTCTACTTCTATAAGAAGATTACCAGATAATACAGCATTGTCAACAGCCATTCGCATAAAACCGTTCATTAATGTCTGAGTATCATCCATGTTTTCAGCTATACCTACACCAAAGAAACTGTATGGGTTAAGTTCATATGGAGCAGCCATGTAAGGTATACGTGCAGGTTTAAATGGATTAACAACCATTCGTAGTAGTTTACCATTACAAATCCAGACGTTAGTTTGTAATTCATCTGTATCTTCTAAGTCATCAGGAATATCGACACCTTGCTCTTTAAGCATTTCAGTATCACACATACCCCAATACTCTAGCACTTCAAATCTTTCTGTTCCATGATCGGGTGCATAGTCAGATAGATCTTCTTCCCAATGTTCTTTATTGTAGTTTTCACCCATAGATATTGCTTCGTCAATGACAGCAGCTCTAAAAAATGGTCGTTTCTTTAACCCTCGCATTTGAGTACGTGACATTTTATGTCGTTCAATTACATACTGTGCTTCTTCCATATTGTTAGCATCAGGATCTGGATAAAAATTCCACACAGATACATGGGATACCTGTGGTACTGTTTTAATTTTAGGATCGTATTCACCGTCTTCATTCCAGTTAGGATATTCTTTATCTACTGCAAATGGGCCTTTCATTACACCAGTACCAAACAAAGCCATTTCAAATGCTGTACTACGTAAATGTTTAGATGCACTAGACTCTTCTAACTGGTCTTGTATTTTCTTTTGCATTTTTTTAGCTGCTATCATAGCTGGGCTAAAAGTA